CGGCCTGCAAATGGCTGTAAACATTGGTATAAATGTTGGTGTTTGTAGCCTTCAGGCAAATGTTAAGTATTTGCGCCACGGATAACCTGCCCCGGTATTGTATCGGCGTAATAACCCTCATGCCTGCCTCCTCGATGCCCGAAAACATGAGTATGTCTGGTGATACCTGGATATTGCTAGTGGCAGGATAGTTGGCAAAATCAGCAAGGTAATCGCCGTTTATCGGGCTGCCCGTCATGATGATTTTGTCACCTGTTTGCACGCTTGCCGTACCGGAAACAATGCTGAATGAATTTTCAGTGTTGTATGTGATGTACACCGTGTAATCATTCGCCACTCCGCCAATCCTTGCAGCTTCGTCGAATGCAATGTCTTTCAACAACCCGAGGTTATCCGTTGCACTCAACACGATCTCATGTGTAAAGTCAACCATCTCCTCATTGCAGTCGTCATTCACCAGGAACCCGATGAACACCAGGCTTCCGCCGTGGTAAAATTTAACCTTGAACGTGTCGTCCTCGTCCGAGAAAAAAGAGGATAGCGGAAGGCTACCGTTTTCGTTTATTAGCCTGATGTCGAGCGAAGAACCCTTGATGGTTGCCTTCTGTTCGTCCGAGTTCCACTTGTGAAGCACGGGAACGGCTGCGCCTGTTACGTTGCTCGCCGAACCGGTGTAATCCTTTTGCTCGATGTATAGCGTGAAGGCTTCGCCTTGCAGGCTGTCGAAATTGCAAATATATCTTGTGTTGTACGCCATTATGACTGCCTGTTTATCGTTTGATTTGCCCGATTGAATGCAACAATTAAATCCTTTCCCCTAAGCGTAACCGCAGGGATGAACACCTGCGAACCGCCGCCCAAACTCATGCCGCCAAGTGCGTGGTTTGGTATTACGTCAGATCCGCCGGGAAGCCTTACCAACTCGGGGCCACGCTCCCCCACCATCGCCAAGCCCCCGGCAAAGTTTTGCACACCTCCGGCGAATCCGGGAAGTTTTATATTATTTGCCAGACCTTTTATAATTGCACCTATTGCAATTAACCCGATAGACGCCCCTATTCCCGGAACTTTACCCAATGAATTCTTTACCGCTAAAATTGCTTTATTTGCCAAAAGCATCTTTATACCTAACTGCTCCAATCCCGACCCTAAGGACCCCAATATTGACTTAAAAAATCCTGCAAAAATATCTCCTACACTCATGCCGGAAATGGCATTTGTTAATGCATCCCCAATGGCAGAAAATATATTTACTGACATTTGGTTGGTAAGATTTATGGCACTTTCGCCCCATTGCTCTAATTGCGATTTGTATGAGTTTGCCAGCTCCATCAATTCCGGGAATCGTAAACCCGAAATGCCCACGCTAATACCGTCCTGCATCCCTTTTGTTATACCCTTGCCTTGCAGATATGCCAATGCCGTGGCTTCCTTTACAGATGTTGGCGAAATGCTAAAATTCTTTATATCCGGTTTGCCAACAATACCTTTTTCAATTGCCTTTATATCAAAACCAATGGGTACAACTTCATCCATTTTTAACGAGGCCATTTCCGCCTTGAATGCAGCCACTCCTGCAACACCTAATTTTGCAAATTCATTCTCTACAATAAAACCAAGTTTTGCAAATTTTGACTCATCAAACAAACCTTGTATAATCTTACCCTGTGGGTCAAGTTTAAACTTAACCGCCAGTTCCTTTATGGCAGATAAAAAAGCACTTACCCTTTCCTGCGCCTTATCAGTATTCAGTGTAAATTCTTCGGTGTTTAGTTCTTTTATCTTAAGACGCAATTCGTCTATAACATCTTTTACGGTCTTTGTGGCCGCCTTTACCGATTCTTTTTTAGGTGCCTTCAAATCAATTTCAACTCCCTTCGAAAGCTCTTCTAGCTGCTTCGCAAAATCGTCAATCTTTTGCTGCGTATTCCTTGCATCTTTTTCCTGAAGAATGATTTTAACCTGGTTAGGATTGCCCAAGGTTCCACCCAATGCGCCCACCCTTTTTTGCTCCGCTTTAAAAAACTCATTTGCCCCTTTTATGATGTTTTTTTGCTGTGTCGTTTGCTCCGCCCCTTGCAACTTCAAAAGCTTCTGAATTTCAGCCTCAATCTGCGCCTGCTTCATCTTCACGGCAATGACGGTGCTAAGGGATTTGATGTATTCCTGATAAGCCGTATCAAGCCCCTGTACGGCTCCTTTTTCCAGCGTGAGGCCGTTGAATATTTCAGGGTTTATTTTTTGCAGTTTTTCAAGTGCCGCCAGTTTGCGCTCCCTTGTTTCCGTTTCATTTTTCAGCACGGCAATGAGTGAAACAACGCCCGTTGCCTCCTTTGCCGCCCCCTCAAATGCGCCTGAAATCGCCTCCTTGTATTTCTTTATGGAATCCGTGGCGGTGTCGGCTGCTTCGGCTGATTTGAAAAAACCATTTTGAGAAAGTATCGTCAATGCGGATGTTGCAAGTGATACGGCCAAGCCAATCCCTGCCCCTCCTGCAAGCCCTGAAACAAGCGACTTGAACGCTCCAGCCGTGCTTCCCGTTTCCGCCTTCAATCTTGTGAACGATTCCAACAACGGGTTAATGTTGTTTTGGATACCGATAAACCCAAACGGCGCATCCTGCGCAATAAGCCCCAGGTTCATTAATGACTGCCCCGCCGTGTTGCTGCCTTGGCTCAAGTCCTTAGAAAGTTTGCTGTCAAGTTTGCTCGCCTCGATGGCTGTTTTTGCCAGCGTCTTTTGCGTATTATTCAGCTCCCTTGTGAGGTTGGAAGCATCCCCGGTAAGTACTACATTCAACCCTGCCAATTCTGCCATAATTATAAAATATTGTGGGTTTGTTTAATCTTGTTCCATAACTCGTCGGTCACAATCAGCGTGTCCTTTTTTGCCTGCGCCTTGTCGCCAAACAGCGGCCAAAACTCCTGTATTTTTAGCGGCTTTTCCACTAGGCTTTGGTGTATCCGATATGCCGCCAGCCTGTGCATTTGCGCCTGTGTATCCAACAAATCAAAATACCCCTCACAAGCACAAAAGAACTCGTAAGGGGTACTGGTATAATATTCAATCGGCTTCCATCCAAGCTGCCCGAAAGCAAACTTGTGAATCAGGAAAAGGTCTATGTCAACACTTCCTTTTTTTTTTCTTCATCGCTATCGGTGGCGCCCATTGTTCGAATCCTGTCGGTTATTTCGGCAAGCCTCTGCTTGTATGAATTCGCATCCGCAAACACGGCGCAAACCCTTTCAATCTCTTCCTTCTTGCCCTGCTCATAGAGTTCATCCACCCACTCGCAAACCTGCTCGAAATCGAAATCCGCCTGTTCGCCCTTTACGATGCAGTTGCCAATCAACCCGGCATAAAAAGTGGCATAAATGGCACTCGCCCCAAGCTCCGAATAATTCAGTTTTTGGAAGTACACGTCAACCGCCCCCTGGTTAAACTTAAGGCCTCGATCCCTGCCGCCGATATGTATTTGGGCGTAGTTCATTAAGCCGTTACCGTTTGAACTGGTGAACCGTAGATGCCAAGTGCTGCGCTGAATGTGGAAGGCGCATCTTCGCCAAAACTCTGGTCAAGCTTGGAAATGAAGGCCGTTCCGGTATAGCTAACGTCGCCAGTTACGGGTGTAACCTTTCCGATTTTCCAACCTACGGTTGTCTTGCCTGTTAACGCTGTGTACAATGCCGCAATTCCCACCCTGTCGGTTTCCGGTGAAAGGATGATTTGCCCTTCGAAGCTAGCCTCGAAAGATACCGTTCCGGGCAACTTGTCGGGTCCGCACTTGCTCTTTGCGTCAATCTCCTGAACGGTTGCGTTGTAGGTATTGTTTGTGAGGCATACAACAAGGTCGTAAGCCGTACCGCCTGCAAGGTCAAGGAACAAAAGCACATCTGTTCCTACCACTTTTCTTTCTGCCATTTATTGTAAATTTTTAGTATTGATAATAACGAATTGTAAAAGTAAATTGATTGTTATTGTTTAGCCGTTTGACTTGTATAAAGAACGCTTAGCCGATGAAAATATGGTGCTTGAATATCAGCGTCCGGTCAATGAATTTCCGTTCGTTCCTTATTCCGTAGTTCATCGTGTTGTCGCCCGAAAGCCTTGTGCTTATTAGCTGCAATCCGTCTGCATAATCCAAAATAAGCCTTGTTTGCCCGTCGGGGTAAATGATGCTCATCACCTGCGAAGCCATGTCGTCGGCTATCTTTCCGGCATTGCTTGCCAGTGCGCTGGTATAGATGGTGACTGATACGCTGCTGATCACATCCGACTTGTGCTTCGTGCTGCTGTCGGTGTTGTTCACGCTGTTGATGATGATGTAGTTTGAAGCGTTGTAATTGGCGGGCAATTCCTGATAAAAAACAGGCACGGCCACGGCGTTCACCTCCACGCCCGAAAGTGCCGAAAAATACGCCTTGCGCAAAGAATAATTCACGTCCCTCATTGCAGTTCCTTTTTTATGTTGTCAATAAATATTTTCTTGTTGTTCTCCACGGCTGGATACAGGAACGGGTGTTGTTTTATGCCGTTCTGTATTATGTTCAATGCAATGGAATACGCCGCCTGTTGCATCTGGTCATATGACGCCGCCGAATTTGACCTGTTGCCCGATTTCGTTTGCATGGCGCCTATCCCTTTGCGCTCAACCCATGCCATTATCCTTTGCACAAACTCCTCAAAAGTCCCTCCGCCCTTGCCCTTGAATTTTGCGGCGAACTCCTGCCATTCAGGCGGCAATGTGGCCACATATGCGGCTGCGAATCTCCTTGTGCCAAACTCCACATAAGCCGCATAATCCGCCGCCACGATCACTTCCACAACCATGGTCTTTGAAATGGTGGTAACCTTGTTTGCCGATATGCTATTGCGCAACAACCCCTCGTCAACAGGTGCCAGGCGTTTGGCTTCGGTCACGGTGTTGTCCGCAAATCTGTTCATCTCGTCCTTAAGCTTGCGCTGTGCGTCCTCGCTCATTTTTTGCATCTTGCCCTGCAACTCCTTAAGGTTGGTGACTTCTATTTTGAAACTCATGGTAGTGCGTCGGTTGTGGCGTTAGCGTATGCCCAATCGGACGGCAAAAGCCCCGAAGCGGTAAAACTTATCCGGTAGTAATATGTTTCTTCCGGGTAAAGGTAGGTGTCCGAAAAATCGGTATCCGTTCCCGAATAAATGCCAATCCATGCGCCATCGTTTTCCCTGCAACACTCGAGCGTGTACAGGTTGGACCCGCCTGCGCTGCCTGTCCACGATAAATCAATTTCGTAGGAATCAACTACCGTTGCCGTAAGCGTTACCGCCGTGGATATGGCAGGCGGTGTAAGGTCCAATACCTTGTATAAAGGCACTTTCACCTCCACGCCGTTCTGCATGATGGCGATGTATTCTGTACCGTCCAATGGCTCGGCGTCTGGCAGGTTTCCAATCATAAGCTATTCTCGGTTGTGGTGCATTTAAGAATGGCAAAAGCCCTGTTTCCCTCACCGTTGATGGACATGGATGTAATGGCCATTGTACGCCCGTCGTAACGGATGTACATGTCCGTCTTTATCTTCTTATCCTTGTCATACCGCAGTGTAATCCGGTATTCATAACCCCATGCCGTGTGCGCATGTTCGGTGTTCATTGCCGCCGTCCTGTCCTCCACCTTTGCCCACATGCTGTACGATTCCGCCTCCACAATGGAAGCCCCGCCGCCCTCGTCCAACACGTTGTTGAATTTTACAATCTCAACCCGCCTGTTTAGTTCAGATGTTTTTATCATTCCCTTACCACTTTTTGGATGTACAAATTAACGCCCTTCATTCCGTCACGCTTGAAGGCGTCTTTTACCTGTTGCCTGTGTTCCACGGCTCGCATTAATGGAACCTGCAACGGGTAAAGTTTGTCAGCCTCAAACCTGATTTTATCCCCGTATGGCGTCAGGTTAAGGTCTGCCCCCGTCCACAATAC